AAGGCAAAAAAATACCACAAAGTTTAATTAAAGAGAGGTTACGACTTGGCTCTAAGTAAAAAATTACAAGATACACTAAAAAGAAAAGCCAGATTGGCAAGAATACCCTATGGTATTATAAAAGAAGTGTATGAAAGAGGTATGGCCGCTTGGTTAACAGGCAGTAGACCCGGTATAGGTATGAATCAATGGGCAATGGCTCGTGTAAACAGTTTTATACGTGGAAGTAAGAAACACGATACTGATTTAAGGAGCAAATACTAATGCCAATACCACCTAAAGAAGTTAGAAATGCCGCACAAAGAGCCTTAGACGCTCGAGATAGTGTGCCTCCTTCACGTAAAGCAGGAACACCCGTAGGTGTTAAACGTGCGTCAGACTTAGCAAGAGGTGCCAATATAAGCAATCAAACACTAGTGCGTATGCGTAGTTATTTGTTAAGAGCAAAGAAAAACTACAGAGAAGCCAGAGCAAAAGGCTTAACTATAACCCAAAGTAAAGCATACATGGCATACTATTTGTGGGGCGGACCCGCCGCACTTACTTGGGTAAATTCAGAGTTATCAAAACTAAAGCGGTAATTTTCCATTACTGATAAATAATATATGTAAGAGTGCTATCCTAATTGCGTAATAATGATAGTGCCATATCGGTAAACTTCCGTTTAAATGCCTTGCCAGGCTGTTCCAGGAGTTTACAGTTCTAAATTAGGCACTCTTACACCTTATAGCATTTAAGACTGTTACTACCCCTAGTAGCAGTCTTTTTTTTGATCAATAAAAAAGCCTTACACTATTGCTAATGTAAGGCTTAGTATCGATAACATAAAAATTTGGAGATTTTTATATTGGTGAGTAAGTAAATCAGTTTGAAAGAGACCAATCTGTCAAAATGTAATTACTATGTAGTCTGGATAACAGACTTAGATAATTTACTTACTCATTTTTATTTATACAAATAGGTCAAATAGATAAATATCTTTTGATTAAGGCACAAATTATGGCAAACAAACAAAAAACATTAAATCAAAGAGAATACAATATAGCAAGGCAAACCGCTTTCGTAAATAAAGTTATTGAAAGCAAACATGGCACACACGATTTAGGCATAGAAATTACCAATAAAGGTCCACATGGCGGCAAAGTTATTTGCAATACATGTAACAAACATGTAGCATGGATACCCAAAGCAGTAATAGAAACAATATAACAAATAACACATAAGGTTGACGGGCCAGATATACAATACCGTTGCAGAAGCCTTTCTGACGTGAGAAGGTATGCAAAGCATTATGTTATTATGCAATTCTTAGCACTACCCGTAAAGGATGCTTAAATGTCTACTCCGTAACGAGTAAGAAACATTTGCTAAGTCTCAATAGTTGTGAAATAAAAATACTAGCATAAAAAGTATAACAAGAGAACGAGGTTATACACTCAGTAGAGTAGTTGACGTAGGTTGGGAAAGGTCAAAGCCCATTGCTATAGTATAAAATACCTACTTCCCTGTGATAAAGGATCTCACATGATATCTTTTTTTGGGAGCCTGTAGTAGGTTCCCTATGACTGCAGAATCTACATGATAACGGTTTATTATTCCATCATTACTTACTTGGTTCTTCCGAACTAAACAAATAACAACTCCGAAGTGCTATGCACGAGGAGTTGATTGTAAACACGAAGTGTTTGCAAGAAACTTAAACAAAAAGGTTGACAAAAAGTAAATAGATGTTATATTAAGATAATGTTGTATTGTATTACTCATAAATGATGCAACATGGGGATAGTAACTGTCTCGTGTAGTAGTAATATCATTTAGTTACTATTCCCCCATTTAGAAGTAGTGTGAGGATTCATTACGAAGGTGTTATATTAACAATAAGCCTTTTAGTCGTATTACACCTTAATTTGCACACTACTTCGCTCTTTTACTGTAAATAGACTTGTGTTTACAGAAGAACAAAAGAGAAGACTGTTAGATCCTCAAAAAATACACAATGCACTTTACTATTGGGTAAGAGAACATGTAGTTGATGTCAATTACAAAGATCTTACACAACTACAACGCAGAACACTTGATATAATATCAGAAATGCCTAAATCAGAGCAGAAAAAGTATGTTATAATAGACGATATACTAGTAGAAGCACCAACTAAAGTAACAAAATACGCAAAAACACAAGGAAAGTGGACAAAACGCGATATATTAAGGTGTAATTACACGGGCAGAAAAGCATAATTCAGATAAATATACATACGCCAACAGTAGCGATAATTACTGAATACAGGAGTAGCAATGACGACTGAAAACGAACAATCAGCAACCGAATCCGCTAAAATAATACAAAAAGATGAAGATGTATTGTTATGCATACCAGATGGTGCAACAGAACCCACACGAACACAACCTAAACGCAAATATGGTGAACAAACAATTACCGGAATAATTGTAGGACAAGGCGATAACAAACGTGTTATCAAAATAGAAGACGTTAGAAAACTAGCAGAATTACACTTAACATACAAGGATATGGCAGATTACTTTGGTGTTAAGCAAAGCACATTTAAGGATCACTTCCATCACGAAGTGGAAATGGGCAGACAAAAAACAAAACAAAGGCTAATGCAAGCCATGTTATACAACGCAACAGACAAATTACAACCAACTATACAGATATGGTTATCTAAAAACTTACTGGGCTTTACTGATCAACCGATAAATAGTGATACTAATCAAGTGTTACCATGGAACACAGAAGAGTCAAACGACCTGTAAGACCTGCCTGCAAGTTTAAATAAGTCCATTTCTAACGACTACTTGCAGGGAGGCAACCCCTATTTTAATCAAAAAAATACCCACATAATGTGGGTATCTTTGTTACCGTTGTTTTACATCGGTGTAGCAAGTTAGGACAAGCCAGTATATACTTATGAACTACAGAAAGAAACGGCCTAATAAATAGGCCGCTACATAAACGATTAGAAGAAGATTACCTAGATCATATTAATTATATTATAATTAACAAACCATTTGTTAATCTTCAAATATTATTTATCCGATAAATAGTATTGAATAAAGATTTATAGGAGGCACTTATGCGATTACCAACACAACCACAATTAACTAAAGGTGTAAACACATTCAGTCTATTAGGACTCAGTCTAGTATGGGGTCATATGTTAGATATGATATCCTTATGGTTTTTACCACTAACTATCCTCAGTATTGCTATAGGATATGGTTCTGAAATAAACGTAGACAAACCAAAAAATAACCTAGAGTTATAATGCAACTCACTGTTCCCCAGGATACTATTAGCAATAATACCGCAAGGTTCCGAGTAGTTGCCGCTGGAAGACGTTTTGGTAAAACATTCTTAGCAATTAATGAACTGGCAAAGTATGCTAGACATCCTAATCGACGTGTATTGGCTATTGCTAACACATATAGACAAATTAAACAAACTGTATGGGAAGAACTAAAAGAACAGTTAGCACCCTTAAACTGGGTAAAGAAGATTAATGAATCAGACCTCAGTATAAGGTTAGTTAATAACAGTCAAATATTCCTGCGTAGTGCAGATAACAAAGAAGCCCTACGTGGTGCAAAGTATGACTTTATAGTGTTAGATGAGTGTGCTGATATGCACCCAGATACTTGGTATTCTGTATTACGTCCAACATTATCAGATACAGGAGGACATGCCCTGTTTATAGGCTCTCCAAAAGGTAGAAATTGGTTTTATGACTTATGGTTACAAAGTGGTGTAACTGAGGATTGGCATAGTTTCCAATATACTACATTAGATGGCGGACAAGTTCCAGAATCAGAAATAGAAGCCGCAAGACGTGACTTAGACGAAAGACGTTTTCAAACAGAATATTTGGCAGAGTTTGTTAGTTATGAGGGTGTTATATTTTATGCATTTGGCGATCATAATATGCAAAAGAAACAGGTATTACCAGAAGCAAGAACACCTTTACACATAGCAATAGACTTTAACACTCAGCCTATGAGTGCCCTAATAGGACAAAAAACAGCAGATACACTTCATATATTTGATGAGATAGAGATATGGGGCTCTAATACATTTGAAATGGTAGAGGAAATACGCAGACGTTATGGTGCACAAAGGCAAATGTTTGCATATCCTGATGCTACAGGCGGTAATAAATCCACTAACAGTAAAGTAAGTAACCATATTATATTACAAAATAATGGCTTTCGTGTTATATCAGACAAGATAAATCCTAGTATAGCAGACAGTATAAATGCAGTAAATAGTATGTTAAAGTCAAGCACAGGGGACGTAAGGCTTACTATTGACCCTAAATGTAAAAGACTAAGAGAATGTTTACTTAAACATGTTTACAAAGAGGGAACAAGAGTAATAGATAAAACATCAGGATTTGACCATATGACAGATTGTTTACGTTATATAGTATATAGAATGTTTCCTATTAAACAATATACAGAAAGTTTTGCCCCAAGACGTATGAGTGCAGGGAGGATGTTAAATGGCTAATGTAGAATACATAATAAAAATTATAGAACCAAAACGTGAATATATAAAAGTATTTGAGGACAATAAACTGGATAATTGCAAAAGAGATGCACAGGAATACTTGTGGAGTTGCCCAGAGGATACAAAATATATTTACTTAAACACAAGGATAACCAATGGAAAAGTTTAAAGTATGGGATAGTCAACATAAGTCTATGAGTGCATATGAGCCCTATGAATGTTACAAAATAACTGTGGAGTATCCACACACAAATAGAACTTTGGAGTTCTTAGGCATGGACAGAGGTAGTTGTTTATTACAAGCAGAAGTGGCAAAAGAAGAAGGCGATGAACTTATGCTTATGCAAACAGAAGAAACTGTAACACTATTAAGGAAACACAATGTCTGAAGAGAAGTCTAATATACCCAAAAAGAACAGTCGTAACTGGACTAAGAATGAAAAACTTATAAGCAAAGAACCTGTTCTACGTAGAGCAAGAGATATATCAGAAGGATTCAAACCTTCTTCGGGAATCACAACAGGCGCAAATGACGAACAGTATAAAGCAGGGTATGATAAAATACAATGGAACAAAAACAAACCAAAACCTTCTTTCAAAGTAAGAGTAAATGGCAAAGTAATTAACGATGAAGAAGAGTAATTGGCACGGTGGTAAAGGCTCAGGACGTAGAGGTTCTGATGATAAAAAATATGCAGATAACTGGGAGAAAATATTTGGTAAGCCTAGACCCAATATAAACACAAGAAACACACAAAAACCAAAACAAAAATGAAAGCATATATAAAATACGGTTGGATAGACCCTATACAAGACAACGCACAATATAATCGTATAAAGGAAATATACGGTAAAGACGAACAAGATATATCCAATATAGTTGTTTATATGGCAACTAAATGGGGATTTAATTATATTTCAGTAATAACAGAGGAAGAATACAATGAGAGCCTATCACAAATACAAAAACAGCAAACATCCAGAAGCGAAGAGGCGAGTAGCACAGAGCTTAGGTTATAAGATATCAATATGGGATATGCCCAAAATGATTGAATTACTTAAACGTGCTGGCATAGAGTTAGATGATACACAGGGTGTATTAGACTATGATTATGATGCTGTAAAAGAAACAATTAAAATTTAGTTTCTTTTCAAACTTTTAAACATAAATCTTTCTTGTTCTTCTTCGGAATATTCGTCCCTATATATAATATAATGCAGTTGAGGATCAGTTACTTTAAGTAAGGCTTTTTCAACGGGATCAACATAGCCCTTCACAGCATCGTGTATTATGGCTTCCTCATGTAGTTGTGCTTTTAGTTGATATATTCCTTTACTGTCACCACTAACTGTAATAGTGCCCTCTTCTACATTAATATCAAAGTCTAAATGTAATTTTATATTCATCCAATTATCTCTGACACATCGTTCCAACTAACACCCTCATGCATAGTAAAGGTGCTATCTGCATCAATAACATCAATATCCTTAAACTTAAAGTTACCTTTTAGGATAGCAGTTGCATCAAACATATCCATATAATTAATTACTTTCTTCCAACGTGTATAGTTTCCAAAACTACTAACTACATGTGTTTTAACTTCACAACGGTTTATAGGGTCCCAGAAGCAAATAGTTTTAAATTTTTCACTGTTATTTCTACTTATTTTAGTATCTGTTATTTCTATAGGTATAAGTGTATCTGTTTGTCTCATTTATTTCTCCTCAAATTGTGCTTTGAATTCTGCATAATTATGGTGTTCTGGCATAAGCCAAGGTCTTTCTCTGGTATATTTAGAATCTGTTTTCCAACTACCATCGTTCCATAAAGGATGTCCGCTTTTTGTTTTAGTAAAGTTATCTGTCATTTCTGCTTCACAATCCACTTTACCATACTTTGTTAGTCTTTGATATGCAGTAAATGGATGCATTTCATATTCTATTCCTAGTTCATAAAACGTTTTACCAGTAAGTTCTTCTGCTAAACTGGGCTTTGCTTTACGTTGATATGGTGAACCATAGTTTCTTACTCTCATGTGTATTGATGTAATACTAACATCTTCTCTTTGTGCTATTTTGTAAGCAGGTTCTCCCCAACGTTGTTCAAATTTACTTTTTGCAAACATTGGTCTGTGTGTTTTAATAAATCCTGTTTTCTTAGGCATTGTTAATCTCCTTATAATATATTCTTATATTTCCTTCCACATATTCCACATAGTCTACTGACTCGTCTTGTGAAAATATTTTTATACATTCTTTTGCAATTTTTTCATGCACACCAAATGTAAAATATCCTAATCTTGGATCTGCAGGGCAGTATGTATTCATAGGCATGTGACTTATTTTATGTAATGAAGGTAATTTCTCTTTCATCTTGGTCTCCGTAAATAAAATTAATATTCATAATTTATTTATCATATATAGTAAAATTATAACATCTTTATGAGCCTTGTCAACAGTATTATGGCCTTAATTATGTCATTTAGATAAATATACTCAGTATATACGAAAAAATTACCTATAGGAGATTTTCTTGAGCGACGCCTATCTAGATTTTATTACAAATACCCACAGTTTATATGACCGTTATTACAATGACTGGCAACTATGTGTTCGCAGTTGGTATGGCGGTGTAGAATATAAAGACGCAAAATATCTACGTGCTTACCAAGTAGATGTCAATACACCAAGTGAAGCAATAAACACTTACGTCATTAATGAAGACGGTTCAACAGTTTCTAAATCACGTGCTAGGGTAGAAATAGGCTCAAGTGAAAATCAAGTAAACAGAGGTCAGGACATGCTCAGTGGTAGTTTCTACTACGAGAAGTTAGATAATACACCTCTGTATAATTACTGTAAATTAATTGTAGCAGAATATAATTCAATATTATTCAGAAATCCACCACAAAGAACATTATCAGACACTCCAGAAGTAGAAGAGTTTGTTGATGATGTAGATGGAGAAGGCAATAGTATAAATGAATTCATGAGTCTAGTAGACATGATGACCACTGTATATGGAGTAGTGCATGTGGAATGTTACAAACCTATAGGTAGTGAAGTGCCTAAATGGAGACTTTATTCTCCTACTGAAGTAACTAACTGGAGTTACAAATATGATATAGATGGTAGTTTAAAACTGGATAAAATGGTTATACGTTTAGAAGATTCAGATTACCATAGTGTATATAGATACTACACAAACGATACTATTGAAACAGTATTTGTAGGTGGAGAAGAAGACTATACACCTCCAGTAGATGATCCTAGATTAGAATCAATAGGAGAAAACAGTTACAGAGTAGTTCAAGAGAATGAATTAGGTTATATACCAATAAAAACAATATATCAGTCCACAAAAATTTATAACAATATAGGATCTACTGTAATACAAGATGTAGCACAAATCCAAAGAAGTATATACGGTGATAGTGCAGAAATATATAGTGCAATTACATATGGAAGTCACCCAACATTAGTAGTAGATGAAACAACAGATCAATTAAATGAAGGACAGGTAGGTGCAGAGCCCGGCGCAGTTATCCGGGTTCAGGCAGGACTTACAGGTGAACAAAGTTATACGTATGAATTTGTTGCCCCTGAATTAAGTGCAATTTCCCAAATTAAAGACCTAATAGACAGCAAAATACAAAAATTATCACAAATTGCTTTATTAAGAAGTGAAGATCTTATTAAAAGTGCAAGAAGTGGTGAACAAATAGAAGTATATGATGATAAATTAGCGGCGTTAGTAAGACGTAAAGCAATTAATTTAGAAAATGCAGAAAGCAAACTATGGGATATCTGGTATGATTGGACAAACCAGAATAAAGCAGAGGACTTTGCTATTAGTTACAACAGGCAATACAATAAAAAAGCATTGGAACATGAGTTAAATGAACTTAACTTAGCAATGAACGTATTAGAGAAATATGAAAACATGAGCCCTAAAGCACCAGAGGAAATATATTCCACTAGTGAAGAAGCAGAGGCTCGTGCAATAGAATTAGGTGGTAGTGGATTCCACAGCCACACTGAAGAAGATGGTGGTATTATATACATGCCATTTAAAACTCATCCTGAATATGAGGCCGCTATCGGCTTTGAATCAGATGAGTTTAAAACTGAAATGCGAGACAAAATACGCATGAGGCTAGAGCAGTTGTTGTCAGCCACAACAACTACAAATGGTTTCTAAATATTTTGATTACCCGAAACTCTAGGGAGTAACAAAAGGAGAAATATATGAGTGAAGAAATCACTACTGATACTCTAGTTGCAGGAGAAAATGTGCAACCAGTAGGAACAGATACTGATGCAGAGACTACGGTCGAAGCGAAATCTGAAAAAAGTGTAAAAACTGATGCTCCCAAAGTGGAACATAAAGAAGGCAAATTGTTTGTTGATGGCGTAAGAGTTTATACTCGAGACGACACTAACAAAATAGCCGCAAGAGCAAAAGATGAAGCAGTTAGCGGAATCCTAAGCGACTTAGAAGTAGACAGTTTAGACAAAGTTAAAGGTGTAGTTAAGACTTTACAGTCTTCTAATCCTGAAACAGGTTTAAATGTAGACAGCCTAAGAGATGCGGTTAAAAAGAAAGAACAAACTGTTGAAGAACTTCGTGCAGAATTACAAAGTGTAAAAACTGAGTATGCATTAAAGGATCACATTAGTTCAATCAAAGACAATATGCCAACTAGTTGGAATACGGATCAAAAACAGGCTGTAGTTGATCTTATGAAGGCTAGAAATATGTTACATTTAGAAGGAGACACTTTTGCAATTAAAAATGGTGAAGATTATTTTACTGTTGACGGTGAAACACCCGATTATAAAACAGCAGTAGAAGTAGTAGGTAAAACTATTGGATTACCATTTGCAAAGAAAGGTGTTGACACTTTTGCCGTAGATAAACAACCAGCGGAATCTGGTGTTCAGAAGGCTGTAGATGCTAAACGCATGAAACAAGACCCTGAATATAGATCTGCTTATGTGCGTTTACGAGAAAGGAACAGAACCATTGACAGGAGAGATATTACTGACAAAATGGTTACTGATCAAATGAAAACAATAGAGAGAGGATCTACAGAAGCAAAAATGCTTAGATAATCTCAATTTTTATTAACTAGGAGAAATATAATGGCAACACAAACAGCCAATATTACCGCGTTATATGAAGACGTTGTTGCGGATTTGATACCTTACTACGATAATTTCGTTTTACTACCAAATCCAAGCATCATCATGAACTCATATGACATTTCAGGCGGTGTGGGAAATACCATGAAGATCCCAGTCACAAATGCATGGACGGCGGCCAGTGCGGCAGTCACAGAGAATACACCTATTTTAGGTGTAAACGACCAAGACTTTAAACCTGAAACTGTATCACTTGCAGTGAGCAAGAGAGGTGCAGGAACACAGGTTTCAGAGGAATCATTAGAAGATGGTGGTTTTGAATCTGTAAGAAACGCAATCGTTACTAGACTTTCTAGAAGTATTGCACAAGCAACAGACCAAGCAGGTATGAATTTATTTGCATCTGGTGCCGAAGCGGCTTTAACTGATGTATCAGGTGTTGATTTAACACGTGATGACGGTTTAGGAAATACTATGGTAGGCGCAGACGTTTCTTTAATTCTATCACCAGAATTTGGTGCTTACGCGGCAAAAAGAGAACCAACAGTAAAAATGTTTAACGACATTGACGCTGATAACTACGACATGATTGCAACAGTCAGAAATGGTTTTGCAAGAATCCAAACTGAATTTGGTAGAGCAATTTGTGCCTCTAACGTAGTTGCTGAATCCAACGCATCACTAAGAGCAAGTTTAGACATGTTCTCACAAGGCGTTGCAGGTCTCAGAAGAGATAATGCTCCTGTAGGCGGAACTGGATTCTATAATGCAGTAGTTACAAGTGCTCATGAATTCCATTTAGCAAAACAATTAAATGGTGTTGGCGGAATTAGTGGTGGATCTATTGGATCTATATCACAGGATCTCGCAAATGAAGCCTTGTTACAGGGTCTAATTGGACAAGCAATTGGATGTCAATTTGTTAGAAGTAATAACTTACCAAGAGACTTAGCGTCTGCGTAAGGATAATAGTATAGGATAATAATATGGCTTTTGTAATATCAGGTGGAGCAGTAGTAACGTATGCTGAGGCATTAGACGTTAGAGATAAGGATCAACGCCTTTTCGAAGGTAATGAGATAGATTTCACTAATGTGCCGGCTAGCCCTGGTAGTTTAGACAACTATATTGAAGACCTTACTATTAAAGCAACTAGTAGAATCAATGAAAAGATTAGACAAAGTGCTAGATGGAGAGAATACTTAGGATTTGCTGGTGCTGGATATGATAGCATCAACAATCTTCCTCAGTTTAAAGGTATCAATATAAAGAGTAGACAAAGCGACTTTACTGATATGTGTTGTTATTACACACTAAAAGAGTATTTGTTGCCCAAAGTTGCTGATTTTGGTAACCCAGAATCATCAGAGGTGCAAAAAATACAGTATTATGACGATAAGTTTAATGACCTTTTTAGGGAGTTAACCAATGTATTTGATTATTACGATAGTGATGAAGATGGCACAGTAGAAGACGGTGAGAAAATGGTTAGATTTAGTTTAACTAGAAGAACACGTGGTCGTAAAAATATTACTAGGGTAAGATAATGGCATTTAGAGATACTCTCAAAGCGAATTTGGATTTAGCACTGGCATCTACTAACGTAAGTGTTAGTGCTGAACTACCATATTCAAGTGCAGGAGAACCTCTTTATCAAAAAAACATGAAACATGTTTATATAGATGAAGATAATATTTCTAAAACAGTATTATTTCCCACATTAGATAAGTCTGATGTAACAGAAACAACTACTACAGTAACAGCATTCTTATCAGTTGATGCTAAGAATGATTTAAGTGACATTGATACAATTATTAGTAGTATCCTTAATAGTAGAAATGCTATTACAGGACAAACTATAAATGAATGTGAAATGGAAACTGATATTGAAGCAGATGTATTAACTTATACATTTAATTATAATTTTATTACGGTATAACAAAGGAGAACAACCATGCCAGCAACACCAATTAATGTAAGTGCCGCCAATGAGGCAGTCTTACATCTATCAGCAACAAGTGCCGCAGAAGCAAACGTTTCTGCAAATGCATTAGTTGTTCCTGGTATGCAGGATATTACTATTAACAATTCAACAGGTGTGTTTAGATTTAAAACTTTAGACTCAACTGCTGAATCGGCAGTAACTACTCCAGCAACTAACCAATTAAGTCTCAACTGCGTAGTTGATTCTACAGCATTCTTCGGAACCGGAACAGGTGGCGATGACGATGCTAAAGAAAATGGCTTATTCGGTGTAAGTAAAGCAAAAACCAAAGTATTCTTTAATGTTTACTTTGACGGAACAGATACAGGTTCCAAGTTCCTTAGTGGAGCAGGATTTGTATCAGGCTTAGCACCAACGGTTAATATGGATAGCCCAGTTTGGGTAACTCCTGTAACTATTGAGGTAGATGGAGACTTTACAGAGCATTCTGCTCCGTAAGGACATTAACCAATTTTGTGGGGGGTATATACCCCCTACATTTTAGGAGAACATATGAAACAAAGAACAAAAGATCGTGCTAGAGAATGGCTTAAAACAGCCAAAAGTAAAGATACTTTCAGTATCGATACTGTGCCACATAGCAAAAAAGAGATTGAAGATCTATTAGGTGGCAAACCAGTAGCAGATCATAAAGAACACATAAATACAGATATAGAGGAAAAAAGTTATGGAGATATGGAACAGGAACACGACGAAGGACATACTGAAGAGTCTGGAGAGTGAACTAGCCAAAGCAGTTAATGAACTTAACTGTGCAAAAAGAGATGTTGATAAAGCATCAAATCGTGTAGCATTCTGTTTAACAGGATTACATGAACTTAAACATAGAGATATAAAGGAGTAAGATATGAAATTAGCAGAATTAAGTAAAAAACCAGAATTAATCAAAATCACCCTCAAGAAAAAAGAAATTATTGAGAAATACGGTGATGAAATAGAATTCCACATATTAGACAGACAACCTTTGGATGTGTTCACTAAATTAGCGAACGCAGAAAAAGATATGACTGGCATAACTGAAATGATACAGGATATGATATTAGATGATTCAGGTGAAAAAATTGTTAATGGAGACAAAGTATTACCATTAGATGTATTAATGGAATGTGTCACAGAAATAAGCAATAGACTGGGAAAGTAACTACCCATAGAATTCGTGAGGGTAGTGCAGAAACAAATTTATTGTTGTTGCTGGATGCTATGGGTAAACGTTATGGAAAGTTACCCAGTGAATTATTCTTAAAAGCAGACACATTTGATTTAATGGTTATGGATGTTGCTATAGGTTATGAGCAAATTGTATTAGATAGGCAAAATAACAAAGTAAATCCAAGAAGTTATGATGAAGAAGAATTAATGGAAAGATTAAACAAAGTGAGAGCAAATGAGAATTGATTCTAGTAAATTTTTAAGTAGGATGGATAATTTAGAAGATCTTCCAGAATTAACTATGAAAAAAAGTTATACTTTTTATAGGAATGAAACACCTATAAGAAGTGGTAATGCTAGAAACAGAACTAAAAGAAACGGCCTCACATTAAAAAGTAACTATGCATACGCAGGTAGGTTAGATGAAGGCTGGAGTAAACAATCACCTAAAGGATTTACTGATCCTACTATAGATTACATTGAAAGATTTATTAACACTCAGGTAGGTAAAATATAATGGCAAAGGATATAAGAGTAACGTTAGAACTAGATAATAAACAGTTCAATAGGGCTATTAATCAAAGTAAAGGACAAGTTGATAGTTTTAAGAAAGATAGTGTAGACGGTCTAGGTGCAATAAAAACAGCCTTAATTGCAGTTGGTGGTGCCGCAGTAACTAAAAGTATAGTTGATGTAGGTGCAAGATTCCAAGATTTACAAAACAGTTTAAATGTTGTATTTGGAAGTGTAGAGGAAGGTGCTAAACAATTCGATAGAATAACCGATTTTGCTTCAGGCACACAATTTAGTGTAGAAACATTAACACAGGCATTTGTTCAATTGAAAGGTGCTGGAGTTGAACCTACAGATCGATTATTAAAAATATTTGCAGATACAGCCTCGGTTACAACAGACCAGATGGGCACATTCCAAGCCGCCTTAGACTTAGTATCTCGTTCTACAGCAGGTGGTTTAGGATTAGAAGACTTAAACAGGTTAGCAGATAGGGGTATTCCTGTATTCAACATATTACAGGAAAAATTAGGACTTACTAGATTAGAAGTTAGTGAATTTGGTAAAACAGCCGAAGGTGCTAACAGAATTATTGATGCACTTACTAGAGGATTAGAAGAAAGATTTGGTGGTGCTCTTAGTTCAAGTTCAGACAATGTTAGTAGATTAACAAATAACTTAGGTGATGCGTTAGACAAATTACAAGCAAGTATATTTAATTTAATAAGTGATGATCTAGGTAATGGTCTTAAAAATTTAACAAACCTAATAGAAAATTTAGCCTCAGCAATTGATAACTTAAATGAAGCAGGCTTTACTTTAGGTGGAATACTTAAGACTATAGCACTTGGAATAATATTTTTAATTAATCCTGTTGGAAAGGTAAGAGCCGCAATCGGTGGTATGATTACAGCAGTCAAGAGCGTAGGTAAAAATTTCCGTAATACCTTTGTTCATTTGGGATTGGATAAGGCAGTAGGCACATTAGCAAATGTTTTTGAAAGATTAGGTAGCACTATTTTAGGATTATTAGGTATAAATGCATTATTTAAAGACAATACTGAAGAAGTTTCAGCCGCTGTAAAAAACAATGCACATGTATTGGCATTCGAGCAAGAACAGGCAAGATTAAATGAAGAAGCCGCAAAAGCCAATGCTAAACAAAAAGAACTCAACAAGATAGCAGAAGATGCCTTTGCAAAGGGATTGAATTCTGCCACAACAGCAATAAAAGAACAAACAAGTGCATTTGATAAAAATGATCCTTTAAGCAGTTATCAAGAACTATTATCAGAAGTATTAGGAACTGCAAATGATACTGCTGTTCAACAAATATTTGCCTCAAAAGCCATAAAAGCAGTTACAGATATGTATGAAAACGGTTTAATACCGTTAAGAACATATAATCTTGCATTACAACAATTAAAAGGTTTAACAGGTGCATCTCCTTTTGCAGACTTTGAAGATAGTTTAGAAGGTATTACATTAACAACAACAGAATATGCAGAAAAACAAAGACAGTTAAACGCACTTATAGAAAAATATCCTGAATTTGCTGAGGAAGCCGCAAGAGCACAAGACATATTAGATGAAGCATTTGGAGAAAATGAAGGATTAGCAAGTTTCTTACAAACACTAGGGACAGCACAAAAAAGACTAAGTGATGACTTAGCAACTGCATTACTAGAGGGTGAGAAACCTTTAGAAGCATTCAGAGACTTCTTTAAAACAATAATAAGCCAAATATTAGCAGACATATTACGTTTAATGATTATACAACCTATACTAAGTTCTATATTTGGTGCATTCGGAATGCCAATAACATTTGGTCCAGGTGGTAGTATTACTAGAAAGAAAGCAGTAGGTGGTCCTGTAATGAAAGACACACCATATATTGTAGGTGAAAGAGGTCCAGAAATGTTTGTGCCTAATTCAGCAGGAAGTATTATGCGTAATGATCAAATGGGTATGGGCGGTGCAGTTACATATAATATACAAGCAGTTGATGCCAGAAGTTTCCAACAACTAGTTGCAAGTGATCCTGAATTTATCTTTTCAGTAACTGAAGCAGGCAGAAGAAGAATACCAGGGAGATTTTAATGAGTTTACAAACAATTATAGATAACGCAACGTTTTTGAATATAAACAAAAGACGTGTAGTTGCATCAAGTATAAGTCGTAGTGGACATTACAAAACAGCGGAAAGGTCTCCTTCACCATACAGTTTTACTGTAGGTGCACCACAAGGATTTACATATTCCACAAACAGAGGTGTATTAGAAGATTTAGATTCCACAGATAGAATTACCGAAGTGCAAATAAACATAGGTGCTACAAATAGTGCATTAAGTTATATTACAGATTACAAAGGCAGTTTAAATACATCACAAGTAGGACAAATAACTTTGAATTCTGTCCTCGGAGCAAATATATTTTTAGATACAACAAGTGTATCAGGATCTCCTAGTGGAGATATGTTTAAAAAAGGTGACTTTATTTTATTAGAAGGTAATACATCAACATATAGATATCCTTATCAAGTTACCAGTGATATTGCATTTAGTGGTGGTAATGTTACAATTCCTGTGCATAGACCAGTATTAAGTCAAACAGGAGTAGCACTAACAAGTGGTGGTATAGCAGTAGGAAATAACGTAACTTTCCAAGTAAAATGTGTAAACATGCCTTCATATACAATAGTTCCACATGATCTAGTAGAATTTTCCGATAATTTTGAATTTATAGAAGTAATTATATAATGAGCACAACAATACCAGCAGTTCAGGGCACACATATATACCCAGTAACACTTATTGACTTGGATTTGAACGGAAATGTGTATTATTTGAGCGATGCATTTAAATCATTTACGGTAGGGAGTAACACTTACACAGAATTAGGTGCTTTTTTAACTTTATCAGCAATAGACGACAATTTAAGAGTTACAAATGGTGATATTTCGGTAACTTTATCAGGTATACCAAGCAGTTCAACCGGTTCTGAAGTAAATTATTTGCAATTAATACTCACAGAGCCCATAAAAGGCGGAAATATTACTATAAAACGTGCATTTATGGATACAAGCACTGATTTATTGGATACTGGCAATGTTTATACACGTTTTAAGGGTGTAATTACTAATTTTAGTATAGGAGAGGACTTTAATTTTATATCCAAGAAGAATGATTATAGTGTAACAGTAGTATGTGCAAGTATAAACACACTTTTGGAAACAAAAATAACAGGACAACGCACAGATCCCACAGATAGAGAAAGATTCTTTTCAAATGATCAAAGTTTTGATAGAATACCAGACTTGAAAAACATAAGTTTTGATTTTGGTAAAGAATATGTTACACCCGGCACTTATGGTAGCGGTAGTAACAGTGGAAGATCAGGAACTAGTAGAAACGCAAGAAAATAATGAAGGTAAGATCAGCAACACAAGATGATTGGCCAGATATAAAAAGGCTAATGGTAGATTTTGCAAATTTTAACCCTGTAGAAGATTTACAAAAGCCAGAATATAATCCTAAACATGTGGATACAGTATTAGATTATATTTGTAAAAAAGGTGTTGCAGTAGTATGTGAACATAATGGAAGGGTAGTAGGAATGCTTCTAGCGACCATACAGGGAGACTTATGGTTACCACATGTCAAACGTATGACTGAAGTTGCATGGTGGGTAGAAGAAGAATACAGGGGCACTACAGCAGGTGCTAGGTTATTAAAATATTATATGGGTGTAGGTATAGAAATGAAAGAACAAGGGTATATTAGTAGTTTTACTCTTACTACATTAGCAACTACACCGGATTTGAAGTTAGATAAAAGAGGTTGGACTCCAATAGATTTCAACTGGGTATTTGAAGGTTAAATTATGGCAGTATTTACAGCAATAGGAACAGCAATAGTAACTGGACTTGCAACAGCCGGAGGTGCATTCTTAACTACTGCAGGTGCTTTAACAACATTAGGCACAATTACAGCCGGTGTAATTAGTGCAGGATTAGGCTATGCAACAGCAAAAGTTACTGGTGTATTTGATGCACCAGATATTAGCACACCTGCAGATCAAGGTGTTAAAATACAAGTAGCACCAGATACTAATAATAAGATAGGTGTTGCTTATGGACGTAACTTTATGAGTGGTCCTATAACAGATATGGCTATATCCAATCAGAATGATACTATGCATTTCTGTATAACATTAAGTGAATATGTAGAAGGTGCAACATATACTGTTAATGAAATATTCAGAGATGCCGCAACACTAAATTTCCAAAGTGGTAATGCACAAGTTCAATCTGTTACACAACAAAACCAAAGTGCAGAAAAAGATTTTGAAGGTAAGATTAGAGTAAGAGTATATGCAGGTAGCACAGATGCTGGTAATATTATTTTCCCACCTACTGGAGTAGTTGGGGCCGCAACACAAATGATGCCTCACTGGACTAATACTACAGCCTACAGTATGGAAGGTTTAGTGTTTGCAATGGTAGAAGTAGACTATGACGCAGAAGTAGGACTTACCAGTTTAGGCGGATTTAGTTTTGATGTAACTAATTCAGTAAGTAATCCAGGAAGTGTTCTTATAGATTATTTAAACAATGACAGATATGGTTGTGGACTTAGTAATGATATAATAGATGTAAATTCAATTACAGGAACTGGTAATGCACAATTATTTGGT